TGGTGATAATGGATCGTTTAAGTTGTAGAATACGTAGTAGTCACCATCTTTTAGATAGCGTTGATAGTGATCAAATCCAGCCATTGTACAAATTTCAATTTTTGCACCTTGTGACCTGTTAGCACAGTTAGCTAACCACTTCTTGTATACTTCCCAAGCCTCTTTATTATTAGCTGATTTTGGAACTTTAAAGCATTGGTAACCGTCTACAGTACCTAGTAGCTTGATACCTACTGATGCTAGCTGCTCTACACCTTGTAACGGTACTAAATTCTTACCTGCTTCCATATCACCGCCCGTACGGTCGATATTCTTCTCGGCAATCTCAATTGCTTTTGATGTAAAGTCTTGAACTTGACGTGCATCTCTGTAAGAGTTAATATCCGGAGATGGGAAGAATCTTTTATTCTTTTCAAACACATCTAAGTAGTCTGCAAACTTATAGATATCTTCTGCTTTGATATCTTGTTTTGCTACTCTGGCACAAAGCCAGGTCATGTAGGCAGTCTTACCTTTTGATGCAGCTACAATTTGATCGAAGTCTTCTTCTGAGATTTTACCGGAATCTACGAATTGTGCACGAAGCTGTTCTTCTGAAACTTCGTTAAGTATGTTTTCATACAGTCTTACTAATGAGGTCATAGTTTAGTATAGTTAAATTGTTTTAATAATAAATAGGTAGAATCTTTAAAAGACCTACCTATCTATGGTACTTAATAACGAGGTATAACCCTGTTATTATGTTTTGAACTAAATTATCGTGAATCATTGGTTATACTATATACCTAAAAGAAAGTCCTGGTAATTGTGTACTACCTACTGTTGGCTTACCGTTTCTTATTGTTGTTTGAATAGGTGTCCTACTCCTAAGTTTAAAGTGTTGCATAGCTTCACTCATACTTCCAAAAAGTTCTCCTGTCTCTACACACATTATCTTAGCCGCTCTAGGATTATTACCGCCTTTTCGAATATCTGATAGTTTTTTATATCCTTCAATCTCTGCTAAGGTAAAGTTACCTTCTGCATATCTTTTTGATTTCTGATTCTGACCTTTATTATAATTAACTCTCCATTTTTCTGCTATCTCAGGACAGGTTTCAGTTATGTGTTTACCTTTTACCGATTTAGCACAAATTCCTATACCCTGTATGACTTGCTGTTTGGCATTTTTAGATTGTTGTGCGCGGTGTTGTAGTTTCTGGTCTTCTGTCATACCTTTTTTTGTATTTCCTCCTGTTCCTCCTTCTGTTAAGTTATAACCTGCTGGGTATATTGCGTTATATTCCTTAATAAGATTAATTTCTCGTTGATTTACCTCTTGGTCGGATACTGATTCTATTACTTCAAAATTAAATGCGTCTTTCCCATATTTTCTAATAGCATCGTATAGTGGGTGTTGTTTACCTCTTTTAACGTTATTCAGATGTTCCCACCATCTTCTATCCACATCCTGTGCTTTTCCTATATAAGCACGTTTTGTTACTTTGTGTTCTATTTTATAAATCACCGCCATAAATATCTTTTATATAAATAGGCGGTGACTGTGAAATACCTTCAAATTATTCGATAGAGCATTGCCCGCCTGCACAAGCCACTTGATCTGTTAGATCTGTATTATCTTCTACTTCGATAATATCTTTCAAGTCTATTGCATGTAAGTATTTGGACATTTCTTCAAATTTCTCTTCCGTGCAGTCTTGAAAAGGTGCTTGCATGTAAGATCCGTTATCGTAAGGTAGAACTGATAATCCGTTAAAAGTTTCTTTATACTTCCACATCCATTCTCCAACTTCTTTCCATTCTGGATCTTTGATTGAAATGGTTGCAGAAACATTATTAGTGTTAGCACCTTTTCTATGACCTTCTCTAACCCATTCTGTATTAAATTTCTTAACTCTTTCTAGTAACTCTAGAGCAGATTCAGTACGTAGTATTGAGCCTTTAGGTGCTTTTTGAGGTACAGAAATTACAGCCTGTATATTAGGTTTAAAGAAATCGTCTTCAATTAACTCAGGGTGGTTAATAGCTATGTAATTGTAGATAGCTTCATTCTTACCTACTCTAATTGTTCTTATGTAGTAATCGTTATGCCATGCATGTATACCTGATGATGTACCCAATACTAATGAACTAGTACCTGATGGCTTAACTGTTGTTACTCTAGCTGCTTTATTAATGCCAAGTATTTCTGCTACTCTAGCATTTTCTTGATTAGCTACCTTAGCTGCTTTTTCTAAATCGTAGTTTAAAATTACACCAGATCCAATACCTGTCATTCCTATTCCTAATAGAGCATCCTTTTCAGTTGTCTTTTTCCATATATCTCTTAAGTAATGGAAATCACTATAAGATGCCTGTAGAGTACCAATTAAGGTAGCTGCTTTAACTCTAGCCTCTAAATCTTCTTGTGATTCAATATCAGATACATTTACTTCACATAAGTTACAGAACTGATAAGGACGTAAAGCAATCTCACAACAATTTCCTGTTATACAGTGTGATATCTGAAAAGTATGTGTACTGTCATAAACTGATATATCCCATACATCTTCTACGACGTCCGATAGCTTAATGTCTATTATAGCTATCTTATCTGAATCAACATGGGCTTTATATCGACTACTCACTAGTTTAGATACTATATCTTCTAGGTTCTTTTGCTTTTCTTTAGAAGTAAGGTTAAATAGTTTAGCAAAATGCAGGATGCTTTCTCTATCTGTCACACTTACTACGTAGGTCGTATGTTCCTTATACTCTCTACCGAAAGCTACTAAATCTCTAGTATACTCTCTAATACTGCTCTTAATTCCGTAAAATCCTAATAATTCTGATAGGTCTTCTGCTAGTTTGCTATGTACTGTGTAGTAGTTTACCGCTCTTCCGTGTTTAGGATTCTCAACTCCTCCATCGCTTGAGTACATACCGTCTATCAAACCTTTTCTAAACTCTTCTGATCCTTCCCTCCACGTAGCTTCAGGAAGACCCCTAGACTTGTGTTTATACCCATACTCTTCAAAAAGATTGTTCAGGTAAACACTGTCTGTAGTGTATTCAAGGCAATTTTGCTTATTTAAAGTTCCTTGTATGTTTGAAGATGTTTCTCTGTTTATAAAAGCTAAAATCCTGTTGGGTATATCGCTTTCTATATCCTTAGGGGAGAAAATAAATCCTATGTTATTACGACCGTTTTTGTTTTCAGTAACCCATCCATCTCCTATATTCCACCCTAACAAAAAGCCCTCATCTATAGTTCCTTTTGTTCCGTTGAATAAGTAGTCTTGTTTTAAAGTAGGGAATTGATATCCCTTCTGCAGGTCTTTTGTCTGTACCTTTACATATTCCTTGCCATTCCATACAGGCCATTCATGTTCCGGAGTTGCATGATATTTCTTATTACCTTGTAGTGTAATTTCGTAGAGTTGTTTATCTTTCCCAGATAACCAGCATTTAGCTTTACTAGTCTCCCCGGTTAAGTTCTTCACGAAAAACTCTGTATCTTGAAGATCTTCTATGTTAAAAATTCCATTAGTAGTAATTACCTTAGTACCTGCCCGTAGTGATGGGTTTGTTCCCCAATCTTTATCGTTAGAGAAATACATACCTGGTTCTCCTGAACCTGATAGTTCTATTTTCTTCCATAACTTGAAGAATTCTTCTTCTGTTATCTTATGTCTTAGTATAACTGCAGAGTTATTGGCACGGCCTCTTTGAGGATTTTGTTCCCACCAATTACCAAACTTACAAGTCAGCATATCCTCGTCATCTAGATTGAATAGAGAGATTAGAGCCGCTCTACGAATACCCCCAGATAGTACTGCATCTGCTAGGAAGCAAACTATATCATGACATTCTAGAGAAGTTAATTTATCTCCTGTACTCTTTCTATCGAAAATCTTTTGAATCTGGAATAAACATTCTTTTAAAGGTTCTGGTCCTGGTGCTTTACCGCCAGATGTAATTAAAAGAGCTCCTTTTGGACGTACATCTCTAAAGTCAAACTTTGGTAGAGTACCGCCTGTAAAGTAAGCCTTACATAAAACCTTAACTGCATCTGCCCAGCCTTCAATGCTATCACTTACTAAGAAACGTTTTGATTTAGTGGGTACTTTAACTTCAGGTAATTTTTCTACGTGATGTAACTGTACTGAGAATCCTACTCCACATCCTGATAGCAATAGGAACATTGCTTCTGAGAATGATCTGTAATCATCGATTGGCAAGAAAGAACAGTTGTAGATACGGGCATTATTTAGTTCAATTGGTCTACCACCAAACTGTAACGATCTCATAGAAGGTAAAACCTTTCTATCATAGACTAGCTTATAGGCCTCTTCTATTTCTTCTCTTAACTGCGGAAATTTCTCAATATGCATACCCTTATTACGGTCTACAATCTCTTTCCATACTTCTCTTCTTTTTAAATCCGGGATAAACCTTGCATACTTCATGTATACCGTAAGGTCTGATAAAATGCTTTGCGAAACGTCCATACGTTTAGTGTTCAATTTTTTATGACTGTTAATAAATAAAATTCAATAAGGGTTACTTAATACTTTCCTTTTAAAGAAGCAATGTAGCTAATGTACTTTTGGGGAGGAGCGATCGGAGATAGCTTAGTATGAGGAGGTCTAGTTGAACTAGTAGCTTCTTTTAAAAGAGGATCTACTTTCAATGGAGTGTACTTCTTTGGGTTTAATACGTCTCTGCTGTTCTTATATACTGTTAATAGATTTGTACTCATAGCTTGATCTGTTTTGTAATAATAAATAGGCCCTATCCCCCCAATTCATAGAATTTTTTAGCTAATTGATCTCTTTCTACCGAACTAAATCCTCCAAAAGTACTTGTTGTATTTACAGTATTAGGTGCAAACGTAGTATCCTCTAATTCACCATCTTCAAATACAATCTTACCTATCGAAGTATCTACAGTAGCACCATACGACATACCATCCATTCCATATCTATTTTTCATAATGTGGAATCTACCTGTACCGTTTTGCTTATCTTTTCTCTGTCTTGATAAAGACATTGCAAAGTCGGCAATCATTAACTTATCGTAAGATCCTGCTGCTTTATCTCCTTCAATAATATCGTCCTTAGCACCTGCACGGTTAACCTGAGATACAGTCCAAACCGGTACTTTTAATTCTCTAGCTAGACCTTTTGCTGCCGTATATACGTCATCAATCTCATCTTTCTTCTCTGTTGACTTTCTCTTTGATTTAAGTAAGTCTACATAGTCAATAATAATTAGATCAGGATTAATACCCATGCTAATACACTTCTGTACATGAGATTCAATAGTACTTATAGTAGCTCTACCGGGTGAATACTCTCTTACGACTAAGTTACCGGTTAGTTCTGATATAACCTTTTCTACTTGGGCTCTATGGTCTTTTAGTTGGTCTACAGGTATTCCTGTAAAACAAGCATCATATCTTTTACCTACATACGATTCTGATAACTCTAGAGTATAGTGTAATACTGTATAACCTTGTCTAACTGCTTCTGCCCCTAGTGATACTAAGCACCATGAATTATGAGAGAGTATAGAATTACTGTAGTAACAATGTACCTCTTTCACTGACATGTCGTACAGTACAATCTCTTTTGATTTTTTATTTTGCTTAAGTACTACTGTTACTCCAGTCTCTGTTATTACTTCTTCCCCAACGATTAAATCTTGAACCTTCTTCCAGCTTCCGTCTAGTACCTTAACCTGATGATGTCTGGAGGTTGTAAGACGTTTTCCGTTCTTAAAGTAGGTTGTTACTGTTGGCTGCTTCTCTGTTGTAAACAAAGTCTGTATTCCCTTATACCCGTAAGGCGTTTTCACTTTAAGGTCAAATTCTGGGATATAACTATTATGTTGTCTCGGTTCAATACCGAGAGAGAAAAATAGATCTCCTATTAATATTTTTCTGTTAACTTGTCTTCTATGTATTTTCATTGTGTAGCTTTTTTAACTGTTCTATTATTAATTCAGGATTGCTTTTCCAAGTATTCTCCCAGATTATAAATGTACCGTATCCCAACTGTGAAAACGTGTTTAGACGTGAAGCATCTCTATCCCAAACTTCTTGTGAAGTTCTTCCGTACATTGTAAAATCTCTACCATATTTACTTGGATTTCGATGCCAAAAATCTCCATAGTACTCTATAACAGTTCTACCAAGTAGCATGTCAACAACCTTACCTCCTATTTTAACGTTAGCTTCCAAAGTAGGTAAGTGTTTTTTTAGTTCTGTGTAACATTGTATTTCACCTCCAGATCGAATGCTCTCTGTTCCCTGTCGAAATCTCGCTGCTCTAGATATAGTTTCATTTTCTACTATCTGCTTCTTTACAGCCATACTAATAAGGTCTCTACTTTCTTTTGAGTGTTTATGTCCTGTGAATTTACTCGAGAGCTCACTACGTGATTTCTGGTATACGTGCTGAAAGCCTTTTGCTTCTTCGTGACTGTACCCTCTAGACATGTAGTACTGTAAGCTGTACTTAGAGTTTTTACTTTGCTTATCGCTCCACTGCTCCTGTACCTTTTTTAGAGTTAAACCATTCTGTAGCCTTTTTTCAACAAAGACTTTCTTACTGGTCTGCTGTGATTCTTTTACTTTCTCAATGGACTCTTCTAAAGTTAAACCTCGGTAATACCAGTACTCTACAGTTCGTTTACTGTGTCCTGTCATAGTCCTGCTCTCTTTATACATGCCTTTATACTGTTTTGTTGTAAGGTTATGTTCTTCTCTCAGGTGATACTGTAAATTAAACTTCTCAAGATGTCCACATATCTTACATACTAATCCTACTTCCATAATAAGCTCTTTATTATAAATAGGCCCGGCGGCAGTAAAACTACTTAACTTATTTTACTTATTTAGTAACTTGTATACTTGCCAGCCGTATAAATGTATTCCATCGATGTTAAATTGTTCCCAAGGTGCAATCCACATAATATATGTTTCTCCAAACCTATTAACTAACTCTAGCCCCTGTTCTTCATACTCTATCTCTACCTCTGTATTATACCCAACGCACTTACCTCCACCCGGATTACCAAATATAATACCGAAATCACCAGATCCTAATCCTCCCATCAGTAATTCATTTACTTTAGGCCATTCTGATGGAATAGGAGATCTATCTTCTTCTCTGTATCGAGATTCTATATCTTTTACGTATTCGTGTCCGATATTCTTATCTTGACCTGCTTTTAGAGCCTGATCGATAATACCTCGAATACTATCATACTGTCCGGTCTGTAGTAGATCTACAGAAGAGAATAAAGCATTCTTTAACTGTTGATTCTTTAAGAAAGAAGAAAACTCCTGTTCTACATACTCTCTATCTTCGTTAACTGTCTTATAAGCTTCTTTTAGCTGTTCTACAACTGATACCTTTAAGACATCGTTTGCAATCTTCTTAACTTCAACCTGTAGAGAATCTAGAGAAGGTACTGTGTGATATTGTTTATAGTACCTTAGAATTTCACCTATGATCCATTTATGTGCTGGATTATCAAAGGATTCTGGATCTAAGATATCATGTATTGTGTTTAGAAATTCTTTATGCTTTAATAAAGAGGTAATAACTTTTATCTGAAAGCTTGAGCTATATTCGGATAATTTTGAAAGTGTAACCATGTTGTAACTGTTTATTTTTTAATATAACTACTTAATCTCAGACCGCCAACTTAAATCCAGTCAAATATTGAAAGGTATCGTAGAACCAAGTTGTTACGTTAGGTATACTGTTACCTAAACAATCCTCAGCGTAATACTTCATAAAGGTAGCTTTATCTACATTCATATTAGGATTATCTATTACGTGTTGAATCCTTATTAGATCTTCTTCCGGAATATTAACTTCATGTAGATTCATTAACTGCTTATTGATAGCTAGCTGCTGACGGAAGTCATAGATTTTCTTATACTTTCCTTGCTCTTTTTCGGCATGTTCTAAGATCTGCTCTATATGTAGAGTCTCAGGTTCTTTTAGGGCCGGGTATAGCTTTAACATTGTCTTTACTCCTAACCCCTGTACTCCAGGTACATTATCGGAGCTATCTCCAAGTAGAATCTTTTGAGTTAGAAAGTTATTGGCAGGTATGCCATACTCATCCAAAACTGCTTTTGGTGTATAGAACTTCTTCTTCACCGGTGAATACACTGTTACCCTATCTGATACTAACTGTAGATAATCTCTATCTGAAGACATTATATGTACCGAATCACCTGTTGTATTACTGATATGTGCTATAACATCATCTGCTTCTATCTTATCTATTGATAACATATCTACAGGTAAACATTTTAGGTAGTCTACAAGTCTTACTAACTGATCTGTGATAGATGCAGATTCTTCGGCTTGTGAATCAAATCCATCCCAATTTGAGATTTTATTGATTTTACGGTTAGCTTTGTATTCAGGATACAGATACCTTTTATTAGTTGATCCTCCATGTCCATCAAAGACAAGGATTACACGGGTTGGTTTGATATGCCTGATAGCAAAACCAATTGATTTTAAATACCCAGTCAAACCTCCAATATGATTTCCTTGAGGATTAATATGGTGTATCATTACAAAACTTCTTAGAAAGGTATTTAACGAATCTATAAGTAGTATCCTACTGTTTTTATGTAACGGAGTTTCTTTAGATTCTTTTAGCCCATCTATAATTGCTTTAAATTCTTTATTCACTACACTGTTTTAGCGGTTAATTTAGATTGTTTCTTTTGCTTGGCAAGAGGATTTGCAAGTCTATCTGCAATTCTTTCACTTATAATTTGGATATCTTGCTGTGTAGGTTGATAAGTGTTCATCATCTCTACCGGTACTCCATCCCAAGAGCTCTCCCAATTCTGCACGTTAAATCCTCTTCGCTTACATTCCTGATATAATTCTTGATACCTCTCTTTAAGGTAGCCTAGTTTATTATAGAAGAACGAAACGTGGCCTTTACCTAAGCTAAACTTAGCCGGTATAGACTTCGGATTATACCTACCTCTAGATACTACGTTTGGAATACGTTTTAATTCTCGATGCTCGGCAATTAAATGCTGATTAGATAAAGTCCGGGGTGGAATCCCGATGTTGATGCGTGTGATAACCTATTAGTTTAAATTGTTAGTAAATATACTACCTAAATGTAATTACTTTTTTTCAGTCTACCAACTTATTCTGCTTCTGAAGCATCAAAGATATCTCTTGTATCTTCTGCTGCCTCTTCAATAAGATCAAAGTCTGTTGTTCCTAGAACTGATAACCATTCTGCTGAATAGTCTTTTTTGTACTTGTCGATTGCTTTCTTGTCGTCGGCTATAAATCCGTGAGCGGTCATTATTATCTTACCTTCTGTTTCTACTCCGGTAACGTGATTTTTATCACAAGAGATTTTAGTACGTTTAGCAAACTGTACAGTCTTACCGCCTTTTGTTGCTTTGATTTTATTGGTACCTGAGTTAGCAATATTACCAAATGTAATAACCATACTAGCATCGAAATACATCGTATCTCCACCCTTGTTTTTCAACTTAGGCTGCTCCATTGGTGTTGCTGGTTTTAATACCCAAACCTTATTAATAGCTACAAAGGTATTGGTGTAGACTTGGTTTACTTTTCTTGATAACGGAAATTTCTGATTAATAAAGTTACCGAATTGAGTAGACATAGCACCTGCATTCCATTCATTGTTATTAGATGCTTTTTCAACTGACATCTTACATGGAATTGATCCAACTGAATCCCAGAAGAAACATAATTCATAAGGTAGTTTACCTTTCTTTTGTTCATCTAGAATATCGGCTACAAATGCTGCTACATCTTCAATCGTCCCTAATTTCTCTCTATCTACATATAAGAAGAATCCATCATAATCTACTACCTCTCCTGTATCTTTATCTGCTACTTCTTGGAATTGAAAACCCATTTGACGGGCATGCTCCCAACTCCATTTCATCTCTGTAATAATTAATACAGGTAAGATTCCCATCTTCTGTGCCGACACTGCTGCCTCCAGTAAAGCGGTTGTCTTACCTGTATCAGAATGACCTCTCAACAGCGTTATATGTCCTTTCGGTATTCCAGGTACAGAAACTGTATCCTTGAAAGCTTCCGATAAAGGTATCCATTCTTGGGTTTTAAACTTAACCGGTGATGATGCTAGGTTTTTGGATTTCTTAAACCCGCTTAAATCAGGTAGTGTATTGATCGCATCGGATAACTTTGCATTTAGGGATATACCCTTGTCTGCTTTGGCCATAAACTGTTAAATTGATTGGTTTTAATTAAAATGGTAAATCGTCGTCTGATTCTATTTCTTTAGCCGGTTTAGTAGGTGCAAATATATCATCGAAGGCTTTATCTACATCTAATGGAGATGCTTTCTTACCTAATGAATAATTTGACTTTACTTTTTCTACTGGTGCTGCTACAGTGGGTGCCGGTGTTTCAGCTACTTCTTCTGCTTCAGAAGGATTTAACCATTCTAGTAATGAGTTTTTCATCTCATCATACCCGTACTTTTTAAACAGGTTCATTGGATCTGGTTGGTTTTGTAACCAAGCCTCTACATCTTTACCGTTTGGTGATAGAGGTGTGATCTTAGTTCTAACTCTAACCTTTGATTGGTTGAAACCGGTACCGTTAGTTGCTGCGTCAGTAGTTTCGATTGTTAAATCTCTACCTTCTACTGGATCGGTATAATCTTGTACATCTTCGTCTTCAGCGATTGCTAGTAACTCCATGTAGATTTGTTTACCGAATTCCCATAACCTTACGCCTTTTTCTTCTTCACCTCTTACGATAACAGGTGCGAATACACGCATCTTAGGTGCTAGTTTTTTAGCCATCGCCCAGTTGTCTTTGTCGCTAGTCTTTCTTAGCTGATCGGCAAATTCAACGATTGGGTCTTTCTCACCGAAGTTGGCTAGTGAGATCATTGTACGGTTTCCTACTCCGTAATGGAAAAATAATTCCTTAAAAGGATTGTGCTTGTCGTACATCGAAGGTACAATTCTTACTGCGTGTTTACCAACGCCTGGTTTCCAAATTAACTGGCTTAGATCTTTTCTTTGGCCTCCATTGCTTTTTTGTTGCAGTGAAGCTAACTTGCTCTTAATTGCTGTTAAATCCATGTTTGCTGTTTTTTATATAATTGTGAATATTTACTATAGGTCTAATATAGATACTTTAAGTCAAACTATCAACTTTGTTTTACGATAAAAACACCTTGTTTAATTCTAATAGTTACTGTGTTTTTAGATAT